ACAGAATTGAATAAAGACCCATCTATTGTTACTAGAACATTTAAGGTGATGAAAAAAGAAGCTTACAAGATCATGTCACAATTACAATCACAAATTAGTACGAAGTATGGTGCGGGTAAGCACTTACTCATACCAAACCATAAGTTCGGGGTGGGTAAAGGTAAAAGGTACTGTACATTACAAGAGTATAAAGATAACGATTTAGTAATCGAGGATATTGATTTATCAAAGATGTGGAGTGAACTAAAACACTTCACAAATATACCGGTAACAATAAAAGTTAAGACACAAAGAATGATTAAGAAGAACCAAAAAACCTTGTTCGAATGGGGAGGAATATAAATGGGAAAGATTAAGGTTCTTAATCTCTACTCAGGAATAAGAGGAAATCGGAAAAAACGATTTAAAATGAGAGAAGAAGCGAAACACTGCAATAATTGCTTATGCTGGCTAAAACATTGTCACAGTGAATGCTGTAAAACATTCACGATAAGCAATGCTAAACAATTCAAACCAGTGAAAGGAAGAAAAATATTATTTCCGACCAAACTATCAATAAGCAGACAAAAATATTATAGATTACACGGTTGCGAATACGTTCACGGAATACTAAGAATACCAGTAAACGAGTTCAAATGGGACGGTGACAATTTAGAAATACATAATCAATGTGAATGGTTAAACAATAAAGGGTTATGCTCACATTATAATGATAGACCAGAAATATGTAAGAGACTAAATAATGAGACAAAGAATGATAAAGACATAGTACTAACACCAAATTGTTTATACAGGTGGAAAGAATGAAAGAACAACATAAATGTAAAATATGTGGAAAAGAATTTAAAAATAGTAGAGGTCGTAACATACATATAAGATTTAAACATCCTGAAATCTCTATTGAAGAATATTATTATAAATATTATCCAAGACATTGTAAAGTATGTAAAAAATTAATATCGTTTAAAGGTGAAAAATATTTACAATCAGTATATTGTTCAATGAAATGTATGAGTAAAGATTTTAGTGAAAGAAAAGATTTTAAAACTTTTAATGTTAAAAAAAAATATAAAAAAGATTTTTTATTACAACAACTTAAAAATTTACATATAAAATATAAAGGATATGTAACACAACAAATGGTAAAAGAAAATACTGAATTAAGTTTTCAATTATATCATTCTTATTTTGGAAGTTTTACAGAAGCATGTAAACTAGCAAATGTTCCTAATTTAGGGCAACATAATTCAAGAAAACATTTTAAGAAAGATGTTATTAAAAAAATAAAAGAAACATTTGAAAAAACAAAAATAAAAATAAATTGGAAATTATTATTTAAACATACAGATTTAACAAAACAATCAGTATACCAATTTTTTAGTAGTTTAGGAGACGCATGTGAAGAAGCAAATGTTCCATACCATTTAGAAGATAAAATAAAAGGTAAGCAAATAAATAATATGTTAAAAATAATTATTGATAGTAATGAAAAGAAACCGTATAATTTTAAGAATTGTGTGTTTAAAAGACTTAATTTTGGTGATTATAAATCAGCAAATTTTTATAATGGGGTTGTTTTTGAAAGAAAATCAAAAAATGATTTAAAATCTACTATGTCTGGTGGAAAAAGCACTAAAAGGTTTGCTAAAGAAATGGAACGTGCAAGAGATAAAAATGCTTATGTTCTTATTATAATTGATTGTACAAAGGACGACTTTTTTTCTACTCCTACTTATGGTAGAATGTCAAATAGAGCAATATATCATAATATTAAAAAATTTGGAAGTATTTATGCTGATATTTGTCAATTTGTTTTTACTGGTTCAAGAAGTAATAGTAAAAAGATTATAGAATTTTGTTTTAATTGGAGGCCTATAGATTTAATAAATATTAATTTTCAAGATTTAATGGGTTCTTGTGATGATAAACAGTATGATATGTTTTCAGATTTATATATTTATGATGATAATAATATGTATTGGAAAAGAAATTAAGTGTGATAAAACAATTATTTGAAGAAGTAAGAAGTATATAACAAAAACATATATATTATAGTATAAGAAAATTTATAAATACAACAATTATTACAAGTAATAACAATGATAATAGACGCGAAATATAAGACAAAAAAGGAGTTACAAGAAATAATTAATAATTTACAAGACCAAATCAGTGAGTTAAACACTGAATTACACGATATAATCAAGGCGTACAGAATATACAAAAAATATGGAAAATAAATTTATGTTGGGTAGGTGATATGTATAAACTCAATATTACACTGGTACATGACCTGAGATGAGTTCGAGTCTGACATCCAACATTTATAATTAATAGGTGAATAAAAAATGAGAGACACTAAATGGGAAAACAAGAAGTATGGCAATGTGAAACTCAGACCGCCATCATCAGGAACCAATGAGTTAAGCCAAGAAGTAATAAAATATTGTGAGGAAAACTAAAAATGAATGATGCGTAAAAGAACTTTGCAGTTATTCCCAGTTTATGAACATTTATAATTAATAGGTGAATAAAAGAAAATGTTATGGAGGAAATAAATAAAATGGTAAAAAAACAAAAAGTAATTGATTTAAATAAGTTAAACTTTGATGAATTAACCAAAGTTTTAGAACAAAAAAAGAAAGATATAGTAGAAGTTAAAAACAAGAAACCCAAAGGAATGACATATTGTATTATAAGAACATATAGTGCAGGCGTGTTTGCAGGATTAATTAATAGAAATATTAAAGGTAAAGAAGCAACGATTTATGATAGTAGAAGGATTTGGTATTGGGATGGTGCTAATAGTTTATCTCAATTAGCTAATGATGGAACTAAGAAACCAAGTGATTGTAAGTTTGCTCAGATTGTTAAAGAAACTGATTTGAAAGAAGTTATTGAGGTTATTCCTTGTTCTGTAATTGCTGAGAAGTCTATTAAGGCGGTAAAGGTATGGGAGCAGTAAATAATAATGTTGGCTCTGACTCTGGCTCTGGCGATGGTTATGGCTTTGGTGATGGCTTTGGCCATGGTTGATAAAAAGGATTTGTTATGAATATGATTAAGACAATTGAAGGTATAAACGAAGATAAAAGTTATGAGTATTCATTCAAAGATAAGCTAAAGATTATATGGTTATTAATCAAACCTAATTGGTTAAGTTATATAAGAGGATAAGATGAAAAAAACTAAAGAAATAAATTTTAAAAAACAATGGGCAGAAATGAAAAAAGAAATAATAGAACAAGAAAAACACGCTAAAGATTTTTGGTGGTTTGGTTGTTTAAAAAATTCTTGTAATTTAATATGGGATATAGGAACAGAAGTGTATTTCGCTATGGGTGGATGGGTACGTAAAGGAACAGTAATAAGTGTTAATCCTGCTGGAATGTGTATGGTAGAACCAATACAGTATAGAGAAGATGACTTTACTATATGTATTTCACATAGAGAATTATATATAAATGTTAGTTATGCGTTAATGAAGATTGCTGGTGAAAAAATAGAGGATAATAAATAAAATGGAAAAACCAATAACAAAATTAGAAAAAGAAGCATGTAGTAGAGCAAAAGAACGAGCAATTGAAGAAGCTATAGAAACAAAAATGGTAATATATAAAGCTAATATGGGTAATTTAATAGCATTGAAAAATATGATTGTTGTTCATGAAGAGCAAACAAAGCTTGATATAGAAAAATATACAGAATTAGCATATAAATTAGGCGTTACTAAGGATGATGAAAAGTTATTATTTTAGGTAATTAAAATTAAAATGGATATGGAAAAGGGATTTTGGATATTCGGAGCATTTTGTTTTTTATTAGCTTGTGTTACTATATATGGACTTGTATGCTTAGTACGATTATTATTAATCCATTTTGGAGTGATTTAAAAATGAAATTAAGCCAAAAGAAAAAGGCAGGAGAAAAACTAAAATAGTATATTAATATGGGAAAGTCTATATTAATATGGTATATAACAATTATGTAACAATATAAAATGACATTAAACAAAGGAATGATACCACTAAATCAAAGAACGCCAGAAGAAGTACGAGCGATAACAAGAAAAGGCGGATTAAGTCGTAGTCCTAAAAAGAGTATGGCTAGAAAGATTTCGTGGTTAAAACGTAAAGGTTACGTGACGTCAAAGGATAGAGAATGGTTTCTTGCACGAATCATTGATCCTGAAGCAGACATTATATACTTGCAAGAACTCACTTATCGATTGCAGAAATCGTTGCCTGAAACAGAGTTAAAAGATGTTATCGACCTCGGTATTAAATTGCATAAAGCAAAGTTTGGTGAGAAGCATAAGGTTTTAAGCATTAATGTTGAGGTTACGCCGGAACAATTAACGGCTCGTAATGAGGAGTTGGATGAGCAAATTAATAAGTTAATGGGGGATGAAATAAAATAAAATGCTCTACCCACTAAAGTAGGTAGTTTCCAAAAAATAAAAGAAAAATGGTGAAAGAAATAGATATAAACGAATTGAATGAGTTTACAAAGTTTGTTAAATTTAGTAGTCCTTTTAAGAAGGATGATAATTTCATAAATACCCCAAAATTATCTCAAGAATTACCAAAAGGTAGATGGATTTTGACTGAAAAGATTAATGGAACAAATATAAGAATTATTATTACAAAACCTAATGAAGAGGGAAAAAGGGAAATTCATATAGGTTCAAGAAACCTTATTTTAAATCAAGAAGATAAAAGTTCTAAGCAATATATGGATTGTTTAAGTGAAGTTAATACCCATAAAATAAAAGAGTATTTTAAAGATGTAAATTCTACTATTATTATTTATGGAGAAGGTTATGGTGCTGGAATACAAAAAGGGGGCATTTATTCCAAAGAAAAGAATTTTAGAGTGTTCGATATAAGAATTGGAGAAGCATATCAAGATTTTGAATATGTTAAAAAAGTTTGTATTGATAATCAATTAAATTTAGTTCCAATACTGCAAGAAATAAAAGAAGTTTGTTATCATGATTGTAGATATTACTTAAACGAATTTAAAGAAACTTTAATTAAAGAAGGTTCAGGGGGAAAACCTGAAGGTTTCGTAATGAAATTTGAGCCTGTATTATTAAATAAATATAAGAAGAGATTAATATTTAAGATAAAGTTCAAAGATTTCAAAAAAGAGGACGGCATTCTTCCCACTAATAACTTAGTGGGTATCCTGCCTAAAATAATATGACAAATATATTTATAGAAATATGTAATTATTTATTTGTTATGATAATACTTCAAATTATAACAATAATAGTATTAATATATAATAATAAGAAATAAAAAGAATGGAATCATACAAAAACATACTAAACAGAATCATTAAGACCAGACCCGGTAAAAACAAGCATATAAACAAAGAAGAATACAAGACAGCGAGTATAGGAGAAAACATGTATGAAGACAAAACATTATACGAGTTCAATAAGAAAGCGGCGTGGATGCATTACGTGTTCAAATACAAAATGTTTATGCCAATACTACTATTACTAGAACGATTACTAAGAAAACACTTAGTCAGAGAATATAAGACGATTAAATGGCATAATAAGGGTTTACAAGAATTCGATGAAGCATACGAGAAAGCATTAAAGACTTGGTCAAAGTATTTAGAAGTGAAAAGTTCATCAAAAAGAATAAATTTTTATGAAAAAGGAAATGGTAGCATAGGAGTACTAAGATTAATGAAGAATATTGTATTAACTGTTTGCTCACACGACGATGTTTACATTGAGTTCACTAATATGTTAATGAACGAGATGCGACAAAGTAAATCATATAATAAGAGTGGTAAACACTTATTACACACAGATAAGTATGTTAATGGTCCTGAGTATATGCAGTATTATCATATTGGGGAGTACTTAACGAGTGGTAAGATTAAACTTAAAAAGTTATAAGAGATAATATATATATTATATATACTATATTATGAGTAAGGCCAGACGGCAATGATTAAAGGATATATTGAGAGTAACACTTAGAGACCTGAAAAAAGTATTAAACAATGTAGAACCTAAACAGTATTCTAGTATACTAAAGCGTATATTCAGTTACTCTGAGAACATAGACACATTCGCGTACTACTTCTTCGGCCACGCAATGCAAACCAAGACACCCAAATTCCATTACGAGATATACGATTTCTTATTAAGACCTGAAAGCGGGGCATTAGCTGCGCCAAGAGGATTCGCTAAAAGCACGGTGACAGGATTATTCTATGTAAGTTGGTTAATAGCTAATAAGAAAAAGAAGTACATAGTATATATGAGTCAGAATTATCAGAAAACTGTTCAATTCGTAGAACCATTAAGAAAAGAGTTCGAGACTAATGAGAAACTACATGAGGTTTACGGTAAATTAACGCCTAGAAAAGTGTTAGACCAAGCGTCAGGTAAGAACAGGGAGGATATGATAGATATTAATAATGTTAGAATACAAGCAGTATCTTTTAATAATAATATTCGAGGATTCAAGTACCTTAATCAAAGACCTGACCTCATAATAGGTGATGATATTGATGATGATGAACGAGTTATTAATCCTGACCTTAGATACAAGGATTATATGAAACTTGTTAAACAAATATTGCCTAGTCTTAGTAACGAGGTTGGGGCAGTGTTTAAGATGATTGGGACAATGCTGCATTGGGATTCGTTACTCGCTAAGCGTATTAAGAAGTGTCATGGCAAAATTTATAAGGCGTGCAGGATAGAGAATGGTAAGATAGTGAAGGATTCCTTATTATGGGGTGATTTCTGGGGTGTTGAGAAGTTAGAAGCTCAAAGACGAGAATTAGGTAGTGTAGGGTTTAGTAGTGAATATCTTAATAATCCTATTGAGAACGAGGCGAGCTTGATTAAGATGGAGTGGTTAAGGAAATGTTTTGATATTGAGCGGTCTTATGATGATGATTCTTTAAAAGGGGTGAAGTATTTAGGGGTTGACTTCGCGTTCGGGGATAGAGTCACTAGTGACTCTTCCGCGTTCGCAGAAATAATAATCGGTGATAAAAAGGTTCTTAACAAGTTAGTGTATAAGAAAGGTATGAGCACTACTCAACAATTCGATTACATTAATCAGTTACATTTACTTAATAATTATGATTGTTGCGTAATGGAAGAAAATAGTATTAAAGGTATGAGTAAAGAATTGTATCATTACGATTTCCCTTATTACCTTATTTGGACTGGTTCTAGTGATACAGCTGCTAAGGTCACGCCTGAGAAAGAGTTTCAGGATAAGCGTCATAGTATTAGTAAGACTAATATGATTAAGAGGTTAGCTGTTGAGTTCGAGAATCAAACAATTGTTTTACCATATAAGACTGATGCTGATAAGGAATTAACATTAAAGTTATGTGATGAGTTATTAACGTTTGCTTTGCAAGATGGTAAAATAGTGGAGGTTGGAATACACGCTGATGCACCAATAGCGATTGGTATGGTTTTAGAAAAACATAATCTTAATCAGTTCGTGATGGATTGGTAAAGATTTTGGGAGGGTTGAGTTATTAATTAAAAATGGATAGTATGTATAAAATATTAAGTTGTCCGAGTTGTGGTAAAGGCAAAACGAATAAGACACACTCATTCGGGTCTTACAGGATTTATTTTAATGGTAATATTTTAAAACTTAAATGTAGGACTTGTGGATACATATTAAGGTTTCGTATTATACGAGGAGGAATATAAGATGGAAAAGGATTGTATATTATTAGAGGATTTAGCGAGATTAATTGAGCAGGATAGGTTAAAGAATGATATAAAAGTGTTGATTGATAGGGGAAAACTAAAAGTGACAAGGGTGAACGTATGACTAAGATAAGAGTTCTTTGTTATATCCCGGTACATAGGAACGTGGAAGCAATGAATGCTCTTTGTTTATTAGAGTTAATGAAGCATGAGATGAGTAGAGGAGAAGTAGATTTACATATTTGTTTCTTAGTCGGCGAAAGTCTTATACAACGAGCACGTAACACGATAGCGAACAAGTTTTTAAGAAGCGATTATGACTACTTATTAATGATTGATAGTGATATAATATTTAAGAAAGAAGTATTACAACAATTACTTAGTCGTGATAAACAATTAATAGGTGCTAATTATGTGCATAAGAATACTATGAAGCGATGGGCTGGTAACCCCGATGATTTCGATGAAGAAGTAAGTTCTGCTAGTTTTATACCGACAGGTATGATTCTTATTAAGAGGAACACTTTTGATTTATTAAAGGAGAGAATAGATATTCCAACTTATAAGACTAGTGAATCACTTAAAGAATGCGGGTTCTTTAATTGTTTCATTGATAACAAAATATTATTGAGTGAGGATTGGGCTTTCAGTAAGAGATGTGAGAAAGCAAAGATTAAGGGTTATATAGATAATACTATACAACTGGGCCATATAGGCCAAAAAATATATGTGGGGTACTAAAAAATGGTAGTTGATAGAAAACTAAAAAAGATAAGTAAGAACAGGTTTGAACTGCAAACAATAGATAAACCAAATGATTTAATAACAGTGAAAGGGTATAAACCAGAAGAGTTAAGAGATATATATAAGGAATTAAAGTTCAGGCAGAATCAAGCAATAATGCAAAAAGATAAACTTGAAAAAGATATTGGTAAACTAGATGTTGATGACACACCAGTACTAAGAGAATTATTGGAAAAGTTTGAGTCAGCTAAGAAATTAATGGATAAAGACAAGTTTGAAGACCAAATGAAAATGGTTAAAGCAGATTTAGCAATGTTAAAGAATCAGATTAAAGAGATTAGTGCAGCTGTGCCTGAAGTATTACGTAACAAATAATACTTTTTTTTTCTTTCTTTTTTATTTTATAAATAAAATACATTTAAAAAGATTAAAAAATATAAGTGATAATATGTACATTTAAAATGGTAGATGACATAAATATTAATGCATCACTAAACGATTACACTATTATTCCAACCATTAACACTTATAGTGTTACTGAATCATTAAACTCATATAATATCGTGATATCATCAAAACTAGCGTTTGGTGATACAGTTGTTGACGGTGGAAGTCCTTAAAACAATTTATTAAAAATGGCAGATGATAATATAAATGTAGATATCAGTATTTCTAGTTTAAGTATACCAATAAATGTTGGTGTTCTTGAAATAAGTGTGTTAAGTTCTCCTATTGATGGTGGTTCACCCGCAACCACTGGAACAGTAGTGAGTGGGGGAAGTCCTTAAATGACGATTTATCAAATACAGATAAGAAGGGGAACAGCAACTACTTGGACTAATACAAATCCTATTCTGGCAAGTGGGGAAATGGGTTATGAAACTGATACTGGCAATTTTAAGTTCGGTGATGGATCTACTGCGTGGAATGAATTAAGTAATAGTGGGGATAAATATGAATTATTTACTTTAGATGCTACTAATATTTCAAACAAATATGTTGAGCTTGTTGGTATAATAAATGATAATCAAAGTATAAGAGTATTTGTGGATAACATAGGTATAAAAGCAGAACAAGGTATTGATTATAGTGTTAGTGGAAACCAAATTTTTTGGAATACTTATGAATTACAATCATTACTAGAAGAAGGGGATAAATTAAAAATATTTTATATATGAGGTAAATAAAAAAAATGGCAAAATTAAAAGGAAAATACATAACTGATGATACTATCGCAGAAGAAAAATTAGACATATCTAACTCACCTAGTGATGGATATTTATTAGAATATAAAGATTCAACAGATAAGCTTACATGGGTGGCACCAGATACTACTGAAGCTCATGACGTGAAAGTTAGTGCTGACGATACTACGCCAGGTTATCTTAATGGAAAATTAGTAATAGTTACTGGAAAAACAACTTTAACAGAAAATAATGGTGGCGGAAACGAAACATTATCCATAGGTATTGGTGCAGACATATTTGATCATACAAGTGATGATACTGATGATATTTCAGAAGGGGATAATAAGTTTGTTACGGCAGCAGATATTACTAAACTAAGTAATTTATCAGGAACAAACACTGGGGATATCACAGTTACAGACACTACAGAAATTGATTTATCATTAACTGGACAACAAATTAGTGCAGATATTAAATCTTCCTCTATTGATGAAACAAAGCTTGATGTTAGCGTTAATACTTCACTTGATTTAGCAGATACATCTGTACAAAATAGTGGTAATGAAACAGTAAATGGTATTAAAACTTTTGGTAGTTTTCCAATATCACCTTCATCCGCACCAACTACAGACTATCAATTATCAAATAAGAAATATGTTGATGATATAATAAAAGCAGCAGATGCAATGGTTTACAAAGGAGCAACAGATTGTTCTGGTACCCCAAATTATCCGGCAGCAGATGCAGGAGATACTTATAAAGTAAGTGTGGCTGGTAAAATAGGTGGAGCATCAGGAGTAGTTGTAGAAGTAGGAGACATGTTTATTTGCACAGCAGATAGTACGGCAAGTGGTGATCAAGCAACAGTTGGAGCTTATTGGGATGTTTTACAAGTTAATATTGATGGAGCAGTTATAGGCCCAGCAAGCGCGGTTAGTACAGATTTAGCCACATTTGATGGAACAACTGGAAAATTAATTGCAGATAGTGGTTTATTATTAGCAAATGTGTTTGATAAATCAACAGATGATACAGATGATGTTACCATAGGAGATGCAAAATTTGTAACTTCAAGTGATATAACAGTTTTAGGAAATACTTCTGGAACTAATAGTGGTGATGAAGTAGTCGCTACAGGTGCAGAAGTAAATACTGGTTCTGATAATGTTAAAATGGTTACGCCTAAAGCAGTAGCTGATAGTAAATATATTACATCTGATGGTACAGAAACACTTACTAATAAAACAATTGATGCAAATGGCACAGGTAACGCAATATCTAATATTGATGTAGCAGACTTAGCAAATGGGACAGATGGAGAATTAATTACTTGGAGTGCAGCAGGGGTTGCAGCAACTGTGGGAGTTGGAACAACAGGGTATGTATTAACAAGTGGTGGAATAGGAGTTGCACCAACTTTTCAAGCAGCATCTTCTGATAAAATTAGAATAGTTGAAATTATTACTCTTGATGCAACAGATATTTCAAATGGTTACAATGATGATTTAGCACAAGTTCCTGAAAATGCAACAGCTGTTGGAATTTGTCCTGTTGGAGGAATACCACAAGAGTATGGGGTAGATTTTACTATTATAACTGATGGGTCTAATATTAAAAGAATTAATTGGGTTACTTTAGGACTTGCTTCATTATTAGCAAATACTGACAAATTAATAGTTTCATATACATATTAAATTAAATTATAACCGATGTTAAAACTCTGAAAACTGGTTGAAAGAGGGAGGAATAAAAAATGGCTAAAATAAAAGGTAAATATATTGAAGATGGAACTATTGATGAAACAAAGCTTGATGTTAGCACAAATGCGAGTTTAGACTTAGCGGATAGTTCAGTTCAACCTAATGATGATGCCGTGCTTAATTCAGTATCTATAACTGCTGGACAAAAAGTAAATTTTGAAGGAAGTGGTGGAGACACTTATTTTATATATAATAGTTCAACGAGTAAAGTTGAACTTTTTGTTAATGGTAGTAAAAAAGCCGATTGGGGTTAAACTAAAATGAAAAAGTTTATATTAATAATAATGATTGTATTGTTATCAGTTTTTGTTATAGCTGATAGTGGTGTTTATGATAATGTTAATCATAATGAGTATAATATTTATAATATTAGTAATGCCACATCTGATTACTTTATTGGTGATGGCTCATTATTAACTAATCTTAACGAATCTGACCTTAATGGTTCTTTACTTAACGTGAATTCTAGTACTTATTGGGATAGTGAGATTTCACAATCAGATTTAAATGTTAATGCTAGTGATTATTGGGATTTATTAAATTCACCAACAGATATAACTTCTTTAGGAACTATTGGTTCTGCTACTAGTATTACTAGTACTTCATTTACTGGCCCTTTAACAGGTACAGCATCTATTGCTACTCTTTGGGCTAGTGTATCCTCATTTAATTTAACACAATTCTTTGATTCAGGTAACGTGTTAATAATAAATAGTACTTGGATTACTAATCTTATAACTGGTTTTAGTTATGCAACAGAGGCTGATTTAACAACAGAGGAGAATCTTCAAGCAGCTAATAATGCAACACAAGCAGCATTAATAAATTTAAAAATTGATACTTCAAGTGAAGGAGACTTAAATGTTAACTCATCTGATTACTGGGATTCTCTTGGTTCACCAAGTGATATAACAGGTCTTTCT